GTAGAAGTTAGTTTTAACACTAGCAAGACCGTTAGCAGGTGTAGAACCTACAAATGGGTTTGACGCCATTCCGTATCTTGTTTTAAAACCAATTCTAGGTTGGAAAGTATCTTCCCCAACTGCTTTGACCATTTGTAATGGTACGTATGGGCAGTAGAAAACACCGGCGTCATAAGGGTTAGTACCTTTATAACCTACTGTACAGTAGTCAGTATTTGCATATGGGTCGATGTATACTTTGATTCTTCCGTTAAGAAGACCAGCAAAAGTATTACCAGTATCGTCAACGTTTAAGTTGTTAGATATACCTGGAGAGTAATCTAAAGTTCCAGCGGCCGCTAAAGCAGTTGCAACGTCAGAAGAACAGATTAGGATATTACCTTTTCCTCTTCTTGAGTCTTTCGCTATCTGATTACATTCTCTGTCTATTTGAACACCTAAACCTTTGAACTTCTCAGCACTCCATCTTCCATCAGCATCAGAAGACATATTGAACACACCATTAACAGTAACGTTTGCTTGTTGGGCACCGTCTTTTGCTTGTGAGTTAATAGTTCTGATAACTTCTCTATTGATTTCTGCTAAGATTTCAGTAGATAAGATGTTAGCAAGTTCTGTTTCAGCATCTAGACCGTGAATTGCTTTAAGGTCTTGAGCAAGTTCTAAAGTGTATTCTGCTTTTAGCGCCCTTGAAACAGCAGTTACAGTTGATTTCTCAATTGTGAAACCCATTTCATTGAAGGTACTACCAGTAGATGCACCAAGTTCCTCAGCATCAACAGTAGGCATACCAGAAGCGGCAAGAGACGTTAATCTGTCACCATCTGAGTCAATACCATTGTAACCTGAAACGTTGTCAGAATCATGAGTTCCAGATGAATCACCTGAGAATCTAGTTTCTGCTTCGTTGAACAATGCTTCTCTATTAGAAGTTGAACCACCTTGATATCTTGCCTTCATGGCAAAGATTAAACCAGTTGGTCCATTCATTGGTTGAACACCACATACATCGTATGCGATTAAGTTAGGCATAGCACGTCTAACTAATGAGATTAAGACTGGGTCAAAATTGGACACACTTGAAGTATTGTTAGCAGGTGCGGCCTCAAATAACATAGTCTCATTTTGTTCTGCAATTGCTTTCTCTTGGTTTTCCAAAAGTGCCGCAGTTACGGAACGTCTGTGATTGTCTTTAATTTCACCAGCAGATTCTTCATCTAAGACTGGTTTCCATTTTTCAATCAATTGGTCGTAAGATTGTACTTCCATTTTCTTTTCCTATGTTTAATCTAAATTAATTTTTAGATTGAGTTTTTCTTAAAGCAGTAACGTACTTATCCATTGAAGAACTAGATTCGATTAACTCGTCACTTTCTCCTTCACTTTCTTCGGATATTATTTCGTCACTACCGCTAGGTTCGTTAGAGAAGTGTGCTTCTTTAACAGTTTTAACTTTTTCTGCAAATTTCTCTGCATCTTCAAAGTCAAGGTCGTTTACTAGAGTTTTTAACTTCTCAACTTGTGTGTCAGCAAGGTCGGAAGAAGATTCTCTGATAATTTCCTCTTTCTTCATTTCTTCTAACTCACCACTTTGGTCGATAACTTTCTGAGTAGTTTCATTGAGTTTAGACTCAAGTTCTTCTACTTGTTCAGCAAGTTCGTCAACTAGGTCAACTTTAGACTCAGGGACTTCGATGTAAGATTCACTAAATAAATCTTTCAACTTAGACATAAACCCTTCGGCGATTTCAGTTCTAAGACCGTTTTCGACTTGAAGTTCATTTTCCTTCATCCAATTTTCAACTACATAGTTAAGGTATGAATCGACTTTCTCAACCATTTCAGATTTAGTTGAAGACAATTCTTCTTCTAACTCTTCTTTGTATTGAGATTCTAATCTATCAATTTCTTCTGATAGTTTAGATTTTACTGCCGCTTCAAATATTACTGCAGTTTTTTCCTTGAACTCATCACTTAGAGTTGCTTCGGATTCGACTAGTGCATTAAGTTCTCCCATAGTGTCAACTTCTGGTGATTCAACAATTGCTTCACCTTCCATTTCTTCTACTTCTTCCTTTTTCATTTTATGATAACTAGCATACATGCTTTCCATGTCTGATTTAGACATTTTCAACATTTTGTCAGTCATCGCACTAATCATACCTGCTTTTGTTTTCGGTGCAGGTGCCTGCTTAGGTTTTACCGCATCGGCCGCTTTATCTACAGATGCAATAGACTCAGGTTCGCTTACTGGACTGGCGTCCTTAGCACTACCTTTTGCCTTTACACTTGACATTGCTTCCGCTTCTTCGAGAGTTTCTTCCACGATTTCGTTAACTACTTCATCAGTAGAAGTCTCGACCTCATCATTTCTGATTTCATCTGTCATAATTGACTCCCTATTAATTTCGAGATTTAATTAACGAGAGGAAATTTTTAAATTCTCTTACAGAAGTCTCATAAGCGACTTTTCTGGGAGCATTTTTAATTTCTGTCTCCATTTCTTCAATTTCTTGAGGTTTTAAAACACCGTTATTCCAAACCCACTCAACACCTTCCATTATACCATTAACAAATGCTTCTGGTGCCGATGGGTCTTGCACGATATCAACTGTGCTAAGAATGAAGTCCTCTCGGACTTGCATAGCGCCGTTTCTATTCTCAAGACTACCCATACCACGAGTTGACACTCCTAGTTGAACTCCGCCATCAAGAAGACCTTTTACAATCTTACCATTTGGCGTATCAAGTATTTGCGCCTTTCCTACTACATCACTTCCCTCAAATTTGAGTTCTTTGATTAAGTGTGAAACCTTATCTAAATTAACAGTTGGTCCTTCTGGGTGATTTAATTCACCGACCGCTCTGTTAGTTTTTATTTGTTCTTTATCATATTTTGCAACTGCCTTTTCCATGATTGCTTTGGGATATACTCGACCATTTCTATTCTTTTTGTCGGTTTGTGCAAATATCCCTTGAATCTTATACTGCTTTTCACCAGCATCGTTCTTTTCAACAATACATTCTAAACTACTTTCTGTATATTCTGTAATTAATTTCATGTAAGTTCCTTTATAGTTGCACTTATTGCCTTCTCGGCATCTTTTTGATTCTTATATGAATCTAACTTATCACCATCCACATATGCGACAAATGGCAGACTACCAGTATCTTTGGTAATCACCACGTCTATACGATTCATCTTTTTCTTAAAGACGATTTTACCTTTTGGTTTTACCGCCTCTCTAAGCGAAAAAAATGTTTTCATAATAAGTTTTCCTCTTTGTCTTATTATTTATACAAAAGAGGTTTTTTAAAACTTATTGCTCTATACTATCTGTCGTTTCGTCTGAGATTTCTTCGCCAGGTGTCTCTAATTCACTCTCATCGCTAGTTTCAGCACTAACTTCTAATTCATCTGAGGTGTATGTAGGTTCTGCGATATCATCTATACCATTATAAACACTATTAGCAAGTTCTACTTTTCTACTGTCCATAGCATCATTTAATTTAGTATCTAAGATATCTTTAAAAGAACCTTCAGCATTAGTTAAGTCGCCATCTAATATCTGGTCAATCATATCTGCTTGAGGATTAGACATAACCTCTGCGGCATCATCAACCGCAGATGGCATATCATCTTGGTCATGATACTCTACTTCTGTAGGTTGGTCTAATTCTGCTTCAACTTCTTGGTCAGAAACGTTGTCATCAAGTTCTAATTCTTGTTGTTCTTCGTTTTCGTTAATCATAATTACGCCTTTTTAGTTGTTTTCTTTTTAGCAGTTGCTTTCTTAACTGCAGTTTTTGCCTTAGTTGCAGTCTTTTTTACTGCAGTTTTGGCCTTCTTAGCAACAATCTTAGCATCTTCTTTATCTACATCACCGTCACCGTCTTGGTCAGCAACACCGATAAACCATGCTTTAATTTTTGCATACAAGTCTTTTATATAATCCATTCTATTCTCCTAGATTAAAAGTTATCATCACCGCCAGCATCTGATTCTTCATCGCCACCACTAGCGGCATTTTCACCTTCAACTTGCGCCTTCATTTCGTCAATGTCTTCTTCGGACATTTGCATGACGTTTTTCATTACCCACTCACGTGAGAAATATTCACCTACGTATTGAGATATTTGGTCCATAGTATTTAATCTATTCTGTAATATCTCGGAGTCTTTCAACTCTGCAAAGTGATTATCTCTTAAGAAGTCAACAGTAATGTCGTTCTTCCAGAGATTCCAATCTCCATCAGTAATAATACCTTTGAGGATTAGTTGCTTTCTTAATATCTCAGTAAAGAGTTTTGAAAATCTTTTTCTTACTTTGTCAATAAACTTTTGAAACTTGACTTCATCACGATTAATCTCAGTACTTCTACCAAGACTAAATTGTGCTTCTTGTTCTAATCTGCTAAGTGGTACGTTCAATGAACGATACAATCTTTTCTGAAAGTAAACAATATCATCTATTTGACCTAAGTTTTCACCACCAGGTAATGTAGTAATTTCTGTTCCTCTACCACCTTCACGTCTAGGTAACCAAAAGTCCTCAAGCATTGACATGTGCTTTCTATCATCTTTTAATTCACCAGTACTTGCATCATAAACTAACTTGTTTCGATAACGAGTCATAATGTCTTTCATATATGCTTCTGATTTACCTCTTGGCATATTACCAACATCGATGTAGAATATTCTTCTTTCTGGCGCTCTTGCTAATCGATAGATTACAAGAGAGTCTTCCATCATTCTTAATTGATTGATTGGTTTTAATGCTTTGTGTAAATAAGATACAACAGTTTTCTTTGTTGGGTCCATAAGACCAGATGTAACATATGATACTGAATCAGGTGATAATCTCACACCCTGATTACTACCAGTCTTTTCTTGAAAGATGTAAAACTCTTCTACTTTATCTACAATCTTGGCACCAGTTGCAGGGTCTTTCTTGTATTTGACATTCTTAACTTTTCTTATTTTAGTAGCATCAATGTTTCGAATGTCTTGTATACCAAGTTTAGGTTGTGATTCGTTGACTATTAAGTGATGATATAGTCTACCATCAATGTAATAAGACCTAAAGATATCTGTACCCATTTCAGTAAACTTCATCATACCAATAACTTTATTGAATTCTTCTATCATTGTTTTCTTGATATTGTCTGGTGCATCTACGTTATCAAGATTTAATTCGACTGGTGCTTCATTTTCAGACCCTACGATTGCTTCATTAACAATATCTTCTATCGCCGCATCGACTTCTGGGTGAACTGCAACACCACGATATTTAAGTACTAGTTGTCTATTATCTTTTGCTTGATTGCCGTCCATGTCAATGAACTGGCCATAGTGAGACCCACTTGCAGTTACATATCCAGCACCATCAGGGTCTGTGGGTGTGACCACTGATTGAAGTTTTTTCTTTTTCTCTTCTTTTTGTTTATCTTCTGCTCTTTTTAGTTCAAAACCAAAAAGTTTCAGAATACTATTGTCTTGTTCTGCCATATATATTTCTCATATTATATTCAATTCGCCCATAATAAAGAGCAAGTTTTATTCTTACTCTTTATTTATATATGTTTTAAGACTACGATGTAGTGTTACTTTCCCAATATTGTATTGCAAACTCAACTGTAAACTCTTCAATAGTGTCTACTGTTTCATAGTTTAAGTCAATTGCACTAATATTTATAGGGAATGCACCTCTAAAATTATAAGTCTTGATGACCGATTCGTCTCGGTCTAACTGTTCTACGATTAAATCTGCTTGATAATCAACAGGGTTTGTTAGACCAGTATTTGCTTTATGATTGTTAATACCATTCTGCCATCTTTCCATAGCATTTCTAACATTAAAATCAGTATCGTTAATTATTGTTGCAGTCCAAGATTCAAACGTTCTATCACCTGCTACTTTAAGTTGACGACCTCTAAAAGGTACAATTAACTCATTCATAACTGCCGCAGGTAATTGAGCGGCCTTACATAAAAATGAAGTCAATTCAACGTCTGCTTCTGCATATGCAGGAAAGTTAATAGTCGCTTTAAAGAGATTAGGTCTAGCACCACCACCTCTTATCTTGGATTTAAAATCATCTACGCCCATTATTGCCATTACTTATCTCCTTAAACTGTTCCTACGACTTCTTCAAACTCTACACCAGTTCTAACTGCTACAAAGTTAAGAGTCACAAAGTTAATGCTTCTTGCAGGTTTAATAAATATACTTGCAATAAACTCGTTTCTATCTATAACTGCCGCGGTGTTATTTGTTGAATCACAAACAACCCTAAAGTCTGTTATACCCCTTCGACCTTGAATTTCTCTTAAGAAAGGTTCGACAATGTTTACGAACTCAGCACGAGTAAACTCATCGTTGAATTCAAACATTACATTTCTACCAGCAATCGCAATTGCTCTTTCTATACCTAAGAATAATCGTCTGACATTGATTCTATCAAATGCAGATGGTCTAGATTCGTTAGTTTTATCACCGAACAACATAATACCTTGACCTGGTATATTTGCTATTGGGTTTATACCTGCTTTATAAAGTGTATCTCTTTCAGATTTATTTGGACTTAATTCGATATCTGTAATACCTAGATATCTACCACGTCTTTGTCCAGCAGGTGAGAACCAATTTGCCGCAACTAAGTCAGTTGCCGCCATTAGACCTGCAGTACTTGATGCCGCAGGAATCTTAATAAATTGGTCGTTATACTTATCAAATACTTTCAGATAATTATTATCTTGTACTAGATAAGATGATTTAGTGTATGTATTATTACATGCTAATACTGCCGTATTTGTACCAAGTGTGACTGCCGCATTTCTACTAGGCGATGCAACTGCTACACAATCTTTTCTTAATGATGATGCAGTAGCAACTAAGTCATTTACAACTGTAGTTGCATTAGCATCTGCGATAGATTCTGGAGCAATTAAGAAGTCGACTTCAATATTGTCAACATCTTCAAACTTATCAAAACCTCTTAATATGTCATCTGTACCTAATGATGATGAACTAGCACCACCAGTAAATGACCATTCGTTTTGACCTGTTCCAAAAGTTACATCAGAAGCAAAGTTTTGAGAACCATTTACTGCCGCAGTATCCCATAAAGCACCAGAGAAATCGTTGATTCCATCTGAATCACCATGTCTATGAAATGCGCCAGCATAAATGTATTCTGAACGTGCTTTGATAACATCTTTGTAATAATTAGACGTACCATCAGTTGCTTTTGCATTAGAGGCAACTGATAAGAAAGGATATGTTTCTAAAACTGTACCAGCAGTTCCTGATATTTCACCATCTTCGTCAACAACTGCTATATGTATTTCATCGTTTTTACCACCAAGACCACTTACAAATGAAGAAGTCCCTGGTGCGGCATCAAATTGTGATTTGTATGTCCATGAATTAAAATTAATAGCACCACTACCGTCTGAGTCTGAACTTCCACAGACTGATACTAATAAAGAGTTACCTAATGCCCCTGGAAATCTTCCAATAAATGCACCATCATTTGAGTCGATTGATGCGGCCTCAAATGCATTTAAATTGTTTAATGCTTGGTTAGTTGCTACTGCATTAGTACCAGTTTTATTGTTAACTGCTAGAGAGTTTCTAGCATCTGAGTCTGTCTCACGTACTACTTGTAGTGCATTAGAGTATTTTAAAAAGAAAGCGGCCGAGTGAAAGTCAACCGTATTGTCAGTTGTTGGTGCAGAAAAAACTTCTACTAGTCCTGCTTCGTTTGAAACAAGTGTAGTTTCTCCTACTGGTCCCCAACCGAAGTTACCTACAAAAGCACCTGTATTAGTTGCAACATTAGGGACTACTCCCGTTAAGTCGATTTCTTTTACAGTTACCGCAGGCGATGCCGAAGGTGTAAATAATGCCATGATTCTATCCTATTCGTTTGTCTAATTATAAGTTATCATAATACGGTTATATTTCAATATATGCTTTTATTTATACAAAAGGTGTTTTCTACCACTCTTCTTGTATGATTTGGTCATTGTGTTGTTCAAACCAACGTTCTGCTTCTTCTTTTCTTTCTAGTTCTTGTTCAAACTGAGTTCCATCATCTATGAATCCAACAGGTGGTACATCTTCATCTATTTCTTTCATTCTATCTTCAAACATTATTTTTTTCAAGTCAATGTCAGTTAAGTCTCTAAAATACGTACCAGAAACAAAGTAACCAAATAATACTAGATTCATCATTAGGTCGTCATGATTACCATCACTTGCTTCGTAAGATTGACCTCGAGCAGTAAATGTAGATATTTCAAGTATCGTTTGTTCATCGTATATCTGGAGTTTACGATGCTCTAGAATATCTTTAATTGATGAACACCCAATACGTTTTACTTTACGTGTCATTTCAATACCAATTCTATCTGCCTTAACTGCAGATTCCATGTGAATATTTTCATATTCTAGTTCTTGATATAGTCCATTGCAGACTACAGAACCCTGGTCATTTGATTCTATAACAACATAACAGTCATTATAGAATTTGGCGTACTTATATATAATATTAGGAAACAAAACAGGAGAAATAGTATTATTGCGATAAACAGCGACTTGTTTAAAGGGCCTAGTGCTAATATCGATAACGTTAAACGTAGAATAATCCTGTCCCCTTCCTTTGCAGACATCTACTGTCATGATGTATTGGTGGTCTTTAGTAGGTTCTCGATAAATTAATAAATCACCATTCTCTCGTACCTTTCGTGGATTCTTTGCACGAAAACCCATGAGTGTTTCACCATTAATCAAAGTATCACCTGTACCAAAGAATGTGTTACCAAACTCTTGGTCGAATTGTAAAGCAGACGTATTTGCGATTGTCATTTCTTTCCATTTCTCGTCACGTCCAGGGACATCATTCCAATTTACAGTAAATGGCACAAACTCATTTACATTTTGACATGCACCTTCCCATAGTTTATGAAACGTATTACCGATTCCATTTGCAGTCGAAGTCACGATTACTTTCGTATCAGTACCAGCAGAAATAACAGGATATGTAGATGTGTAAAACTCATTGGCACGTTCTACAAAAGCAAACTCATCAAGATACAATAGGTTGACTGACATACCACGAATCGAACTACCAGAAGTTGCCGATGCGATAATA